ATTTATAGTCCCATCGTTAATTGAACCAATCTCAACTAAGCAGTGGATTACATTTACCACACTACAACTTGCAGACATCTATACCACATATCGTGGACTTAAATATGATTGTGTTTTTGAAATAAATCCAATTGCTGGGGAAAGGCCATCAGTGCCAAAAATGTTTTTTATTAAAACAGCTGTTCTCTGGCCCGCACTTCAATCAGATATAAAAAGACAGGCTTTCGAATCAGAGGACATTAATAATATTAATTTGATAATGGCAATGGTTGTAGGTAATAACTACAATGTATGGCGTGGAGCAGAAAGAAACTGTACTAAAATAAATTAAAAAAAAGTGAAAAAACCGTTTACATTTGCGTAAAAACGGTGTATAATATACCTATATGATAAGGAAACAAAAACACATAATATTCGATGTAGATGGTACAATAGCAGATTGTAATCATAGAAGACATTTTGTTGATGGAAGCCAAAAGGCTGATTGGGATGCTTTTAAAGATGCAACTCATTCAGATACTCCAATACAACATGTATGTGATATGGCTAAACAACACGTATCTGATGGAGATGTTGTAATGTTTGTTTCCGCTAGAAACCAATGTCAAAGAGATGTCACTGTAAAGCAGATACAAGATTGGATAGGAATAGATAATCCAGTATTGTTCTTGAGACCAGATGGAGATTACAGACCAGATGACATATTTAAGAAAGATGTTTTGGACATTGTAAGAGACACAATAGGTGGCGATCCAGATGTAGTATACGATGACAGAAATAGAGTTGTCGATATGTGGAAAGCAAATGGTATAAACGTAGTACAAGTTGTACCTAGACACCAAGGTGATTTTTAAGATTGATTAGACCGGGACTCGTATATCCCTCCCTATTCTTAGGTGGGCCACAAGAACAGATTACGACTGTGAGGTGGGAAGCTAATCATCTAGAGAGAGCTGGGAACAGCAGAAAATGCGGTGAATCGAAGGCTCTCTCGCCTTTTTATAACGAAAAAAAAGTGAAAATAATTGCAAAAAACCGTTTACAAATGCAAAAATACGTGTTATAATATACCTATATTCAAAATAAAAAGTAAGGAGTTTAAATGAATAAATTAGTAATCAATACCCAATACATGGAAAACTATGGCTGTGCCAAAGACCCATACATGAAGTTTAAGGGTGGTAATACCTTTGTACTTCCTAACTGTGGAGAGTTGGACTCTAACGAAATTGCTACGATCGTAGCTAAGGTTAGACCATTCATCACTACTACTATGGCAGAGTCCAATGGTGGTTGTGAGGAATACATCATTGATTCTACAGTTGTACCACATTCTGAAAAGGTTTGTGAGGACTGGGAAACAATCACTGAGTTTTGTTTTGACCAATTCAGTGGAGATGTAAATTTCATGAAGGTCAGTGATAACCGTGAAGATGGTTGGATGAGAGATGAGATTCTCGAGCAAACTGAAACGTGGACTGGTGATATGTCAGCTACAGTTAAAAGAGCCGATTACAAATCGGAATACCTTATGGAGGATGGCGATTTTGCTCTAGGCCAACAAGGTCTTAAGGAATGGTTTACTGCAAGGGAGGTAGCGTAATGGATAGATATTTAATTACAACTGAAAGCTACATTTATGCGGATAGTGTAGAAAAAGCAAAATCACTAGCTGGTTATGTACAAGGAAAACAAAGAAAAGTGTATGATAATCAATGCACAGTCACAAAGTTGGAATCAGCACCTTTTGGCAGATTTTGTTCAGATCACAATTTAATCGAAGGAGAAATACTATAATGTTTGTAGCAAACTTTTTAACAGGACCTGGTACTGATAACGTACCACATAACGTTCATATTACTTTTGGAGAATACATCCATGGTAAATGGAACCCACATCAATTTTTAAAAAACTTATCGGTTAAATACGATACCGATTATTTAACACAATATTATTATGTAGGAGTAAAATATGCCAAAGTCTAAAAATGATTATACCTTTAATGATATAAAGGCAATGCTTAAACAAGAAGTTAAAAAGCATAAAGAGGAAGTAAAATTCCAAGAAGCAATAGCAAAGCTTGACGCAAGGAAAGCTCAAATCAAAAAGCAATCTAAACTGACTAAATCTGTTATGTCAGCCAAGCATCAATCGCCTGGTGGTTTAGATTTACATTCAGATGAGAATAGACATTATTCAAAAGAAAATACAGATAAATGGTTAAGTGGTACATCATACTACGAGAACTATGAAGCTATGAGGTCTCAAGATGATTATTGATAAATTAATTGAAATGGGAATTGTTCTAACTGCTGCAACTTTCGTAGGTCTATTCTGTTATGGTTTATACTTATTAATATTTGAGGATTGGTCATGAGAGTATTAGAAGAAAATTATGGAGACGTGAGAATATTTTCTGATCGTATATTCGGTTATAAAAGATATCACGTAATATCGAATGATGGTACACACACAACATATTCTAGTTTGTGGTACTCATTAAAAAAAGTTAAACAAATAGTAGAGGATAATTTAATATGACACAATACGATGATAAAGTGCAGTATCAAAGAGACCTTATGGCTGCAGAAGAATGGTCTAAAACATTTAGTTCATTTCACAACCACAGTATAAGTTCAATGTGGTATGATACAAGACCACAAGATACTCAGGACAGTAAAAGAGTCACTGATATTATTTACAATAGTGGTTTAATTCAAAGGACATGCGCTGATGGTGCAGTTGTTTACTTTGGAAAAGAGTTAACAGGACAAGAATTAATCGATTCTTATAATAAACATAATTAAAAAAACAGTTTACAAACACAGAAAAAGGTGATATAATATACATTATGGCAACAACAAATTTTTACATGGGTTCTTTAAGATATGACCCAACAGGAAGAAAAAGAAAAAATCATGCTCTTACTCCAGTAAGGCGTAAAAAAGTACCAGCATATCAGCAAGGTACTCATAAACCTGACCAAGTAGCTTTGGAAAGAATACAAGCTGCTAAAGAGCATAAAGAAAAATATCCATCTATGATGGAACAACAAATCAAGTCTGGTACATTCTGTGCTAATGGTAATACTACAGGAAAAAAAGAGCCAATGAAATATACTGGTACTTTAGTCAAAGGTATTGCAACAATGCACAAATCAAATGCAGTACCAGTAATCAATAAACAAGAAGCTACCGATATTGCGAGGATGAGGCGTGGGTAGTTTTAATTTTTCGGGGGGATGGGTTTCTAAACTCCTTATCAACAATTCCCTGACCCCCACCTTTAAGGAGATAATATGGAAATAGGAATTTTAGGAGGAACCTTACTATGTGTTATTATGGCAAGTATGGTTTTCATAGGTTTACATTTAAATAAACCATTCCCTTGGGAAAGGGATAGAAATATATTTGATAAATCTGATATCAAGTATAGAGATGGAGATAATACTTAATGGCTAGAAAGAAAAGAAGATTAAAGAACGCTGATGAAGCGTTAATGGGACCTAAGCCAAATTATGGTCCACACAATCCGGTACCTGAGAAAGATGAAGATAGGGTAAGGGAATATCGAAGAGCAACTAATTGGTTCTATTACTTTGAGAATAAAAAGAATGCTGAAGTAGTTTGTCAAAACTATGCTAAAAATCATTTAGGATTTACGAAAGCACAAATCAACAATTTGAAAAAACTTCCTGGTTGGAAGTATAGAATGAGTATCTATCAACATATTGAATTAATTAATAATGGTTGGACTGGCCATCCTTTAGATGAATCAATATTGAATATGATTAAAGATAAAATAGTATGGGCTGAAAAGGAAGGTTCAAAGATTGTAAAAGAAATCAGTAATAAACCTAAGCCTGTAGTTATCTCACCAGCTGAAAGAACAAGAAGAAAGTTATTAGAAACTCTTTACGCAGAGTTTGATGAGTTAATTGTTGAAGGTTGGTTTGAAGAAGAATATACACAAAAGTTTAATTTATATTCTAGATTTAGAGGACATGGATTCAAAGGAAATGCAATTGAACCATTTAGAAGAATGATACTACCTGAGTATGAATGCATATTAGATGCTTATAATAAAACATGCGATCAAGCGGTAGAAGCATATTCACATATCTCAAAAGCAAATAAAAAGAAAATGCTAAACATGTATGAAGATATGTTTAAGGATATGGATAAACTCAAACAAAGTTTTAAAGCTCAAAGGGTTCCTAGAGCACATAAAAGAAAGACATCAGATGAGCAAGTCACGAATCTTCAGTATCAAGCTGAATGTGAAGATTCTAAACTTGCATCGATTAATCCTGTAATGATACCAGGTAAATCCAAACTGTGGGTATATAATACCAAACAAAGGCGGCTGACCGAATATGTGACTACCGCCACAGATGGATTCCTTGTATCAGGTACATCGATAAAAAATCATGATGAGAAGGAAAGCAAAACTGCAACCCTTCGAAAACCGGACGATATGCTTCCTTTAGTATTATCTAAAACTGAAAAGCAATTAGAGAAATTTTGGAAAGATATCACAACTAAAATAACATCTCCTAACGGGAGAATAAATAAAGATTGTATAATAATGAGGGTATTTTAATGTTAACAGTTGGAGATAAATTCCCTGCTTTCTCACTGCAGGGAATCAATGAAAAAAATGAATTTGTGAGAGTAAATATTTATGAAGGCTACACACCACTTAAAAAAGATTGGTCGGTAGTTTATTTTTATCCAAAAGACTTTACTTTTATCTGTCCTACAGAAATAGCAGGTATGGATATACTAACAGAGCATGCAAATGTAGTTGGTATATCAGGTGATAATGAATTCTGTAAATTAGCTTGGAAACAAGAAAATGAATTAATAGGTGGTATTAATCATACTCTTGCAGCTGATTGTGGATTAGGATTATCAAATACTTTAGGTATTATAAATGAAGAGGAAGGTGTTTGTTATAGAGCAACTTTCATCTTTGACAGAGAAAGAACTATACAACACGTATCAGTAAATGCTCTTGATACTGGCAGAAATGCACAAGAGGTATTAAGAACATTGAAAGGTTTACAAGCAGGCGGATTAACTGGTTGTGCTTGGGACGAAGGTGATGAGTTTGTCGGCTAAAATAGAAGTACCTATAAAGGAAAAAATTATGACGAGAAAAAGATTCTCTACAGCTGTAGAAGTCATGGTATCACAACATAATATGTCCTATATTGATGCTGCTACATATATTGTAGAAGATAGAAAATTAGATTTTAGAAATTTAAAGAGGCTTTTGACTGATAGTTTAAAACAAAAATTAGAAGAAGAAGCTTCTTCATTAAATTTAATTAGAGGCAAAAGGAAAAATAAACTTCCAGTATGAATGACCCGTATGAATCTTATAAACTTTACAATGCACTTAAATTGCATTTCGAGACAGATTCATACGATGCAATAAAGTACAATTTTAAAACTTCTATTAAACCACAATCATTCTTTAATCGAAAAGATAAATACTTCTTTGCCAAGTTAGCAAAAACTTATGGTAAACATTTAAAGGATTACTATATTGCTAATTTTAAAATGGATGTTAAGTATGTCGGTGATATGCTTAACGAAGGTGGAGAACAATACTATCGTTCTCATAAAAAAGTTTTAGAGTCAATTCACTATAGCTTTGAGAATGATATAAATAAACTTAGTGAGATTGAAAGTTCCTTTGATAATTTATTAATATCAGAGAATAACAATCACCCTAAGATTATAAAGCTTTGGATGCAAGAAGAAATACTTTTGGAAACAATTGTAATCTTGGATTCATTAACAGGGTTTGTTGAAAGGGAAAATAAGAAGATATCTGAAACAATTATTTGGCCAGACATCTATCGTAAGATAACTAAATACAAACCATTTGTAAATTTTAACACAGAGAAGTGTAAAGGTATACTAATAAAACAGTTTACAAATGCATAGAAATGTGTTATAATATAACTCTATATTATGAATAAAGTGGATAATTCAGTAAATACAATGTACATACGGAGAATAAAATGTCATTAGATAACTTAAAGAGCATGCGAGGCTCATCAATCGATAAACTCGTAAAAGCTGCAGAAGCAGTATCCACAACCAAAACCGAAACAAAGTCATATGACGATGATAGATTTTGGAAACCCACCAGAGATAAAGCAGGGAACGGTTATGCCGTGGTGAGATTCTTACCTGCCAAAGAGGGTGAAGACCTTCCTTGGGTAAGATATTGGGACCATGGTTTTAAAGGTCCTACTGGTCTATGGTACATAGAAAATTCATTAACCTCAATTGGTCAAGACGATCCTGTATCGGAAGCCAATTCTGTTCTTTGGAACTCTGGTAGAGATGAAGATAAAGCGTTAGCAAGGGAAAGAAAAAGAAGGCTACATTACATATCAAATGTGTTAATAGTATCTGACCCTGAGAATCCGCAAAATGAAGGTAAAGTATTCCTTTATCAATTTGGTAAAAAAATCTTTGATAAAATCATGGATGTAATGCAACCACAATTTGCTGATGAGCAACCTGTAAATCCTTATGATTTCTGGGAAGGCGCTGACTTTAAAATCAAAATCAGAAAAGTCGAAGGTTGGGTTAACTATGATAAGTCTGAGTTCTCAAAACCAGCATCACTATTTGAAGGTGATGAGGCAAGGTTAACAGAAGTATATGATAAACTATATAGTTTACAAGATTTCTTAAAACCTGAGAACTATAAAACTTATGATGAGTTAAAAATGAAACTCAATAGAGTACTTGGTGTTGAAGTGGTAGAAGAACCTATGCCATCTGTCATGGATTCAGCTCCTACACAACAAGCTCCAGCAATGAGTACAGCTTCAGCTGAAGCAATGGGAACTAAAGATACATCAGACGATGATGATACCTTAAGCTACTTTGCTAAACTAGCTCAAGAAAATTAATTTAATTTGATTTTCGGAGGGGACCGATGAGTCCCCTTTTTTTTATCTACCAGAAATACCTTCAAGAGCAAGTCTTGATGGGTTAGGTTGTACAGCCATAATTGTAGTTGCTGCTTGAGAAGATGTATTGTTAGTTATATTAGCACCCATAACTTGTGTTCCACCAGCTCCACCAGTAGCTGCTGCTATTTGAGCAGCAGATGTTTCATCACCTAGGGTTGTTAAATCTACCCCTGTCGTAGTGTCAGGTATTTCAATACCTTCTAACCCTGGTATATCAGTAATGCCTTCTTCTTTAGCTTGTTCTGCAATTTCTTTATCTCTTTTCTCTTGTGCTAATCGAGCTTTTGTTTCTTCTTTGAACTTACCAGCCCTATTAGTATCTAATCCTTCACCTAAGAACTGATCGACCATATCACCAACTTCATCTCCAAATAACCACCTAGCTAATCTACCTCCACCAAGGAATTCAAATATTTTACGTGGTAAGAATGTGATACCATTTACTAACGTTGATAAGCCATCAATAAGAAATAGTGCACCAAGTTTTAAAGTATCCATTACGGTTGCACCTTCACCAAGGCTACTTTTCAGAGCATAAAAAGCTGCTGCTATCACAGCAATAATTGCTACAATAGGTAATATTGGAATAAGAACAGCACCTAAACCTGTTAACATAGTACCGAGAGTTGATATCATACTTGGTATAAATGTACTTAGCATAAATACCCTAAATACTTTAATCATTCTTACTAATTTAGCTAACTTGCCAAATAAACCACCTATTGCAGTAATAAGTGGTCCACCAAAGTATAATGCTAATCCTAATACTAATCCACCAAATAATAATATATTATCACCAATCTTTTGTTTTGCTGTTTCAAAATCACCAGTGACAAAGGCTACTAAACCTTCAACTATCTCTAAGAATCCAGTTACGAAATCTTGTATAATTTGACTTAATAGTTCTGGGTCAACTACACCAATAACTAATCCTATTAGACCTGCTAATAAACCACCAGTTTTAACTGCGCCCTTACCCATACTACCAAACTTTTCTCCAAACCTATTAAAGCTATCACCAATCTTTGACAATGTCATGTTTTGAAGTTCAGCTGCCTTTTGAGCTTCTCTAGATTTTTCTCTATCGGTAGTTGCGTCAAGTAATTCTTTTCGCATTGTATTACTTTGTTCTTGATTAATTAATCCATCTTTCTCCAATTGCTGAATATCAGATAATCTTTCATTAAACTGAGTAAAAAATGGATCGATTTGACCTCCAAAATTAGGTCCTAAATCTAATAAAGCTTTTTCAAGCATATCATCATTTACTTCATTCGCTTTTTGACCTTCTTTTAAATTTTCTATAAAGTCTTTAAATCCCTGACTTTGTGAGTCTACTTGCTGTTGATTTAAATCTTTACCTGAGTCAATAAGACTTTGTATTTTATTAGCATCATTTGCTGCAGCATTGATTATATTCTTTCCAACTTTATTGGTAGCACCAGTTAAATTTTTGAGAGTACCATCCTGCTTAAATAAGGCTTTTCTTGTTGATTCAATTTGTGCATCAATTTGATTAGCAGTTTCTACTTGGCCTGAAGCTCTTAACTCTTCTGCAGCAAGTTTTTGTTCTTGTAGTGTTTTGACAGTTTCATTCAGAGTCAAACTGCTCTTAGCTGAATTCGCAATCTCGGTTGTCTTTTTTAAATTTTCTTTATTTAATTTCTTATTTTCTTTAAGACTAGTATTTTGATAAGTGTTAGCAACTTCAGCCTTTTTAGCAGCATCTTGCTGTGACTTTAATAAAGCTTGTTGACTATCCTTTATTATCTTACCGGGCTTTTTATCTGAATCTTCTGCCATTTAATTTATCCTACTTATTGCCAAATGCACGTCCAGCTTCTGATATACCGAATGAGCCTAATGTGACTACTACAAATGATGTATAAATTGTATCGTCAATATTTAAATCCATTCCCCAAAAAGCTGTGACTAAGTCTGCTATACCGAATGCTACCATTAAAGTAAAAGCTATAAACCCAATGATTGCTTTTTCATTTAAATCATTGTGGTCTAAAAATAAATCTATGAATCTACGTTTTGGAGGTGCTAATCTTTTCTTAGCATCTGCAGCTTCATCCTGCATATCCTTGATTGTATCTTCAGCTGCATCGAGTTTTTCGATGAGCGACATATACTTATCTAAATCTATCTCTACTTCATTACGGCTATTATCTGTTGCGTTATTGTCAGCCATTTTTTTTCTCCCTATTTCATTTTCATTCTACGCTCTTGTTCAGCGTACCTTTCATTTTCTCTCTCTATATGGTCTTTTAATAAAGTCACATATATTTCTCTTTCATACGGAATCATATTGTCTAGTTCGGTCAAACTATAATTATGACTCTGCATCATCGCGAAGTTTGTCTTATAATGGTTTACAAGACTATCGTGAGAGAGGCCTACGTAAAAAAACTTTGAAGACCTCTCAACTCCATTGTATCTTCTTTTCCACAACTTTCACAAGTATAATCCACATCCTTCTTTACACTTGGTATATTTTGTAGATAATCAGATACCATTTTAAACTGAGCTGAGGTTAGAGAACTTAAAAAATCTCTAATACTATCTCTTGTTTCATCTTTTACGTCAAAAACATTATCCTTATCATAAATTGTTTGCATACAATCTATTATTAAATCAAATGCTCCATCGATGGTGTTTAATTTTTCTTCATCATAATTAGCCATTAAATCTACTGAAGGATACATCATTTGTAAACCTATAGTATCAGTTAATTGAATAACACGATTTTCATCATATTCACCCATCTCTATTTCATCTAAATTAACATTTACAGGAGTTGGATGTTTACATTCCTCGTTCTGACATATTAATTTTAGTTCTACATTCTCACCAACTGATTTACTTCTCAATTTTAAAAATATCCATTCTAAATCAAAACCAGTTAATTGATTAACATCAACTTCGCTGAGAATACATGTTTGAGCAACATCTTTCATTGCTCTCACAATTTGCTTATTATCTTTCGATTCTAAAGCAACCATCATTATTTTTTCTTCCTTAACTAAATAAGGTCTATAATCTATTTCAACTCCGGTTGATGGTAGCTTAGTGCTATACCGGCTTGAATTCACTACTGGCAATGCCATATTTTTCTCCTACTATTATGTAATTAAATCTAGTACAGCATTAGCTGCTGATACTGATGATGATAAGGTTCCTTCCGGAACAAACTTATCATATTTCCAATCAACGGTCAAAGTGGATAATCCATCTTTTTCCTGATTCAAATCAAATCCACTTATAGCTTTAGGATAAGCCTTTTCTAACCTAACACCATAAATGGGAATATGTTTTTTATTTAGCATTTGTATTACTACATCTACTGAATAATCATCTTTATAACCAATGATATTGCCCTTTACATCTACAATACCATTCATCCAATTATCAAACATCCTACGTATATACATATCGTTTGTGACTACAAATTCCATTTTACAGTCCTCATCGATAAAATCGTATGGATATGCGTTTTGTTGTTCTTCAAGGCCATACTCAAAAGTACTTAAACTTCTTCCTGGTAAATTTACTTTTTGACATAATAAACTAATATCCCTTGGGTCATTAATTATATTTTTTAAATTGAATCCACCACTTAAAGCACTAGCTAAAAGTGCACCACCATCTAAGTTTAATAAACTTTGCTCGGGAGGTGTGAATATAACATTGAATCTGTTTGTGACAGCTAAACCACCATGTTTGTTAAAAGTCGATTTTAAATTGTCTATGTTCATATTATTTTCTTCGATTCTGCCCAAACAGTATTTTTGTTGGCTTTTCTAAATTGTTCTACTGGTAAGAATGTTGCTATTTCCCATTCGGTTATAGGAACTCTTACAAACTTTGATTTAACATGTTTAGCTAAATAATGTTTAAAACAAGGTTTGAACTCTCTATATTTTGAACTACCCTTAAGTAAATCATATCTCATTTTAGTTAAACGTGAATTTGGTTTTGGATTCTTTGGTCCTAAAGATAATAACTTATCTAAGAATATTGCCCTAATTTCAGGAGGAAGATAATGTAAGTTAATACCATAGAATCCACCAGGGGCTTCATCAACCATAATGGTAAGAGGAAACCTATCATAATACGGTAAAGTTTTCTTGAGTTTTGGATCGTACATATACATATACATCTCACCAATTACGCTCGTTCCTTGTGGGTCTAAAGCATCATCACTCATTAATGATGCAACAGATGGTCTGTTTAGTCCTTGGACTTTATCCTGAAACCATTGAATACTTTCCTTCGTCCTGCCTGATACACCAGCACGAAAAGCTTGAGCCTGTAATGTGTCAAATAAACTAGCCATATAAACTATTTATATCAAGTGTTAAGTACTTTGATGCCTAGATTGTTTAAAGTTTCCTCAGTCCAAACTTGAAACTTCCAACCCTTGTGTCTAGCATATTGGTCAGCTGCTTCCCATTTGTCTTGATTCTTACTAAATGTGAGTACTTCGTTGATATATCTTTTAGTCTTTCTTTTTGGTTGTTTAGGCGGTTGTGTTTCTTTTTTAGGTTTAATCTCTATTAAGTATGTCTTTCCATTTGTCATTTCAACATATAAATCAACAAAATACCTATGTAGTTTCTTATCTACACTGCATTTATAAGGAACAACAATCTCTTCAGAGCTCCAAGCTCTTATCTTTGGATTGTTTTCACACCATCTAAAAGCATTTCTTTCCCATAAAGAACGAAATACTACGTTACTTGAATTGCCCAAATACTTATCTGGGTTTTTTATTTTGTATCTACCTTTGTAAGCCATATAAATAATACTATAGTTTTTAATTTATTTATAAGGTATTTATATGGCTACATCGAACAATCCAACACAAAATCCTGAAAGAGGAGGAAGAAGTCCTGATTTGATATTTCCTCAGCATTTAGCACAGCTAATAGCACAGGATGTTAGTCACCCGCATTTAACTATTACAAATAACGAAGACCAAGAAACAATATTCTTACCAGTTCCTGCATCAATACAATTAGGAGATGGTGCTAACTACGAAGGTTTGGATAGAGCAACCTTTCAAACAGCAGAAGCTTTTGCAGCTGAAGGTGCTGGTAGTTTAGAAGCTGCAGATAGATTAGCTTTGGGATTAAGCCAGATAAAGAATTTTCCAGGTGCAGATATATTAGCAAAAGACCAAATGTTTAGAAATAGAGTTGCTTTAAATCCT